TTAACAGTTCCCGCGTTTTAGGCAGGCTGATAGGCGCAGTTTTTGCAATTGCGTCGTCAACCTCTCGGCGCAATGCTACAGCGCCCTTTTCCAAACTAGATCGGGTTCCGTTTAGGTTATCAAGAATGTTAGCCGATGCCATAGCAACATCTGGCGTGGCGTCTAGCGTCGAGATTACCTCATCAGCCCTTTGCGCCGCCAGTTGCACCGTATTAAGCCAGGCTGACTTAGCCTCGGACCCTTGAATGGATCGGGTTAGGCCCGTGACCTCTTTGATGATGGCGTCATCGCTTAACACGTCAACGGGTAGCTCAATGCCCAGACGGTCAGCCGTTTCCTTAGCCGCCGGATTAATCTTGATCAGACTTGCCAATTCCTCTTTGGCTTTAGTCGATCCGATTCCGCCCATTGACGCCTTGCGAACAATGGTTCCAATTTCTTCAGCCTTACCGGGTTCGATAATAGACGGCGGCACTTCAGGCGCAGCGCCCATTGGCGGCATTTCAGGGGCGGCGGCAAGCGGCGCTTGAGGCTGGGCGGCAGGGGTACGGATACCTTGAATTCCGCGCCTAGCCATACCCGCCAAACCAGAGACAGCGACAGGCGACAAACCACCCGCCAAACCAGCCACGATCTGACCGCCCGTTCCGGCGCCAGATTGACGCGCCGCCTCAGCCGCACCAGACGCCGTAGCGCCCGACACAACGCCCGTGACAGGCTGCGCCGCTAGTGCCTTACCAACGGCCCCCACCAGCCCCTTAGCGCCCTGCACGGCCATACCACCGCCAGCCGTCAAAGCCGCACCCGTAGCGCCCTCAATTAATTGTTGCGCCAGAAGATCCGTTCCGCTCGTTCCGCGTTGTGGCAGACCGATTGCCGTAGCGGTGCGCTCGGCAACGTCGCGATATGGCGTCCGAGAATAACGCTGATATCCGGCGACCGTGTTCGCAAGCGTGTTAACTGGCGCGGCGACGATATCGGCCACACCACCCAGACCGGTCGCAATGTTGCGGACGCCTAGACCGACAGATTCGGCGGCGGTGCGGGTTTGGGGTTTACGTCCACCATCTAACGCCGTAACAGTTTTCCCAAATTCCCTTTTAGCCTGAGCCGTAACTTCTGCTGGCGTTACGCTATCCGGAATATTGTTGTAAACATGCTTAGATCCGTCGGAAAACGTAACTGTTACGTTCATGTTGCACCTGGCCAGTTGCTGACGGTGACGCGGGGAGTTTTACCACCAGAAGCGGCCCCGCCTTGCTTGCCATCGTTTTTAGGCGCCACGATTCCTAGCCGCGCATTAACCCCGTCTAAAACAGGACGGATAGATCGGGCTTGATACTTAATCAAATTCTCTCCGGGCTTGACCTGACGTCCATCAATAACCATTGACCTTTTTGCCGGTCCCATATCGCCGTTTAACGCCAACCATTCAGCCCGATTGGCCTTTTGTTGCGCGTCAACGCCAGCGACAACAGCTGCGCCTCGGTAAAATTGCTCCCATGTTTTCATGCTGGCATTTGGTTTAGGAAACCCGCCTCCAGTCACCTTAAGATCGCTATCAGACGATGAACCCGGAGGCAGAAGTTTCAAAATAGAGGTATTGGTATATCTGGTGATATCGCTGCGTAACAAATCTGTTTGACCAGTAGTATCCGCAATGAATTTACTAGCACTGCCAAATATACCGCCCGGCAGTTTACTAGTTGCCAGTTTATCCGACAAAGCCTTGAACCTTTCAGCATCCGTCATGCCCAAACTAGCTTCATCAACCATTCTGTTAAGGGTTAACTGCGAGCCTGCCGTTAGCTTAACTTCTGGATTTTCCGCCAAACGCTTTAATTCGTCGCTATAGGCTTTCGTGCGAACCTGAGCTTCCTCGGTGGCCGCTCTGGATGCTGCAATTCTGGCCCTTTGTTCTGAAAGATCCAATTGCTCCGATTCTTCAGCCACAGCCGCCGCAGCCGCAGCACTGTCCGCCAGCGAACCAGAACGCGCAGCCTCAGTCTTACCCATAGCAATTTCAGCCGGTGCCTTGGCCTGCGCCAAAAGGCTTGTGACACCAGGTCGGCCAAAGTCAGTATCGGCACTGAGCATCCCGCCCAGATACGCCATGACAGTTGCGCCTTTGTCGTCTTTGATCGTTGCGGCCAATGCGCGATTTTGCGCGGCTGCGGTAGTGTCTCCACTGTTTTCCAAAGCAACCGCTCGATCATTTAGCATTTTTTCTGCCAAACCTAAATCGCCCGAAAGTGCCGCTGAATAGGTTTGCAGCGCGGGAATCATAATTGCTTTTTTTGTTTCAAGCGACATAGCTGCAAATTTTGATTGAAGCCCCTCAAATTGTTGTTGGTTTGTTGAATAAACCATTGCGTTTTGCACGTCGTCAATGGTTGCGCCTGGACTAATCGCTTTATTGATTAACACTCCCACTTGTTGCAATCGCTCCTGACCCGCCTTATCAGCTTCAATCTTTTGACGCGCCGCCTCAATCGTCAGCTTATTGGCTTCGATAGACTGTTGGTTCTGCTCAAGGCCCTGATACATCCCAAGCGTCTTTGTAAACGTCTCGGTCGGATCAACAGTTTTGATTGTGTAGTCAATAGGCTGGACCATGATCGACCCTTAAATAATTGGGATTGGCGCTTGGCCGAATCCGCCAAAATTACCATAAGAGGCGGGAACGGTTGGGGACGGAACGGCTGGCGTAGGCACCGCAGGCTGACCAAACGTCCCGCCAAGCCCCTTATACGTTGCCAGGCCAGAGAACAGAGCTTGAGGTAAGTAAGACTGCCCAGCCGCCAACTGCCCGCCAGCGGTCGCTGCGCCTTGCTGCTGCAATAGGTTGCCAACGTTCGCGCCAGTTTGCATTGCGGCGCTGCCAGTTCCGGCGGCGGCATTCGCACCCAGCGTCGTCAACCCACCCAAATTCTGATACTGCTGCTGGATCAAACCAGACAAAACATTAGGTCGAAACTGAGCCAATGCGGCCTGAGTGTTGCCGCCGCGAAGCCCGCCCGTTGCCGAAGCGTTTTGCAACAGCGCGTTTTCGCCCTGCTGAACAATAGACGTAAACTGCGGACTCATTTCGATCTGACGAATCGCCGCCGCTTGAGCGTCTGGACCAGCCAAACCGATCAGCGCCTGTTGTGCTGACAGCGCACCCTCGCCCGCCTGCGCGTAGGGACCAAGCAATTTCTGAGTTAGGTCAAACTGGCGGCGCTGTTCGTCGATTCCAAGCTGTGCGGACGCGGCTTGCGTTCCGGCAGCAGACTTGGCGGCAGACGCGGCCTTGGAGCCTGCATACATTGTGGCCCCGGCTGTAGCTATACCAGCCACACCCACCATTGCAGCGGCGGATAATCCAAAAGTCATTACGCGGCCTCCAAAGCACTAACAGGCGCAGGAACAACCAAAGCGTCCCATAATTTTACAGGCGATGTTTCGTTCTCGGAATTTAGGTGAAACGTCGTCACGACAGAATCAGTGATCGCAAATCCGGCCCGCTTAGAACCAGCGCCAGAAACGACCATTGCGCCGGGATACAGCGTTTTGGGGCCATCGTCAGACGTAACGCGGATGATGCCGAACCGCACGACGAAGAAACATTCGTCTCTGTGAATCTGCCCAGTCAGCGCAACGCCAGCTGGGATGTGCATGGTCCTGGCATAAATGCCATTGCAGAATTCGTGCTCGACGGGGAGTTCAACTTGATCGGCCTGCAAAATCAGATCTTCAAGCGCGAAAATCGCAGCGTGATCTGATAGGGCCTGTTGCTGCATCGCCTTAATATCGGTCATGGTCTCTCACGGGGAGGCTATGAACCGCTGGGCGCTCTTGATCTCAGCCCGCACACTATACGCGAACCACAATAATTATCAAGACACCTCGCGGCCCGATGCCGAAACGGTCAACGCCGATGCAGTTCCGGCGAGCGCAGAGATAAACCCGCTAGGCTCCAGCGTCTGCCCAACCAGCTCTGGGCAGGTGTACGTTTCATTCGGCGCAACGGATCTCGTCTTTACAATTAAATTTGCATTGCCGGCAGTTCCAGCGGACACAATCAGATTGACGCTAAAAACGGCATTAGCCCCGCTCGTGTTTGTCACGGTGAATTTATCAATGATCGTCTTACAGTTCACCGCCGTGTATTGCGTCGTTTGCACGGCTTCGATAAATTTCGCAGGAATAATATTTTTGATTATCACGGCCATGATATTTTCCTATGCTGTCACGGCTTTGATAACCGCGAAATTGATCACTGGCGCGTCGGTAGAAACGCCGCCTGTGGTTTGGAATGTGACGTTGAAGTTGCCTGCAGCTACCGCCGTAACGAACATCAAATAGACGTTTGTCGAAGACTTGACCGACAGGATAACTGTATCCGTCGCCGCAACTGTGGAGTTCGTCACCGTAAATGTCGCTGCTACAGCAGAACCCGCCGCCGAGAACATCGTGATCGCGCCGTTGGTCTTATTCAAAGTAACGCCAGTTGCGCGGCTTGTGATCTGCGTGACCGCGCCGCCTGAGCCTGTGCCGTAGCCTAGACCGCCGCTGCTTGTGAGAAGGAAATCACCGGCAACAGTAAATTTGGCGCGTTCCGTAAGCGCGGTGTCCGCTGTGGCGTTTCTGGTGCTAAAGCGCAGAGAGCCGGTCGTGTTGGTACTTCCGTCTTCCACGAAGCCCTTAATGGCCGCGAAGGGTGTTTGGCTGCCAAAAGTTGAGCCAAACAGACACGCACCGCCCGATCCGGCTGCAACGGCTGTGGCTTGCAGATAGATTGAGCCGCCCTTATTACCAGCGTCAGTTAGTGCGGCGGTTTCTTGTCCCGTCCCCTTGACTTGGGTTTGAGAGGTTCCGGTTGCCGCACCCAGCTCAATGTTTCCACTGGAGTCGATATACAGTCGAGTCGCGGAACTGGTTACATCAAAGATCGCAAGCCCTGCGTTACTGACGCCAGGTTGACCGCCGACAATATCAAAGGTGCCGCCGCCGGTGCCTGTGTTCTGAAGGCGCAAGCGGTTAGTTGATTGGTCGCCGGTTGAAACGTGCAGATTGGTTATAGGGACAGCGGTTCCGATGCCGACCTTGCCTGTTGCGTCCTTATAGAACTGCCCGCTGCCCAGATTGACGATACCCGTGCCGCCCGTCAGCGTGGTCGTGTAGGACAGCGACGTAAACGCGCCCGTAGAGGCCGTCGTAGCGCCCACGGTGCCGTTGATGTTGATTGAGGCCGTACCCGTCAGGTTTGTCACGGTGCCGCTGGACGGGGTGCCTAACACGCCACCATTGACGACAAACGATCCAGCCGTGCCGACAGCCACACCAAGAGCCGTGACAACATTTGCGCCGGTCGTAACGGTAGCGGGTGCCAAGCCTGCGCCACCGCCGACCACAAGCGCGTTAGCTGCGAGAAGCGCCGAAGACGCCCAAGTACTAGCCGACGTAAAGTAAGGAATGCCACCCGACGTGCCAGCGACCGTCAGCGCCAAGGTGCCTGCCGTAGTAATTGGCGATCCTGCAACCGATATCAAGCCACCCGTGAAAGACTGAGCAACACTCGTAACCGTGCCGCCCGTACCTGTGGCGCTGATCGTGATGGTTCCCGGCCCGTTCGTAACCGTCGCGCCAGTTCCAGCCGTTATGAGCGCATTTTCCCAGACCTGCGCTACTGCGTCATAAATCAGCAGGTTGCCGGATGCAGGCGCTGTTACCACAACATCGCTAAGGTCTTCAAGATCATAGCCAGGCTGAACGGTAACGAAAATTTCGCCGACAGCCGGATTCGCATTGATACAAAATCCCACGACCACATGGTGAATCGGTGCCGCCGGTGGAACGTTGGTAATCGCGCCTGGCGTCGCTGATAGATACAGAACGTCGCCGTCTGTGAAGGCGCTTGTGTTTAGACCGCGCACCATCCCGCTGATCGTAATATAACCTTCTTGGTTATTCGCGATCGGCTCCGTCACCAAACCAATGACTTTTCGCGCCAGCGACGATGCCCCAGTCGCAACAGCCAGTTCAACCTTTGGCCGCTGACCTTGAGCGCCAGAAACATAAACGACCTGCCCGTCAACCAGAGCGCCGCCAGATTTATTGACGACACGAACCACCTGCTCTTGCCCGATCTGGAGCGTGACGTTGCCGCCCCTCAGATTCAGATCAAGAGTGCCGTCTGTTTGGTTCCAAGCCAGCCGACCCGGTGTGTTCGTATGGGGTCCGGTCTGGGCAAAATCAATGTAATCGGTAAACACCGAATTATTGTTTTCAATGGCTGGGGATAGCGCCGCCAACGAATTTTCGTTAGCGACACGCTCAATCGAATCCAGCGCCTGTTGCGCTTTTGTGTCAGCCAGACCAGCGGCTAAAACCGCGTCATTATATCCGGTGGTGTTGATTTCATCAACAACAGAAAACAGCGTTTCAAACTGTTTAACGGTTTCATGATCAGGCAGAAACGATGCAAGCTGATTTCGGGTGAGTTTTAATTTAGCCATTAGTTCGCCAACGGTTCGATTGCCGCCTCTAGCCGCAGGAACGATAGATGAGCCTGTGAGTCGCCCTTAAATCGCTGTATGCGCCAGTTTCGCATTGCGCCCTGGCGGAACCACCGCAACCGCTTTGCACGGTCCCCTTGGCTTCCAGCGCCGATATAGTTCTCTTGACTGTAAGTCTGCCCGTCAAGCGAATAGGACGTGGAAATCTGCGGATTTAAACCGAACGCGACCCGGCCCGTGAGGCTGACCAGCTCCAGATCGTAGATGATCGCGCCGCGCCCGTCGTTATACAGGATCAGCGTTCCAAATTCCCAGCGCGTGATATTCCCAAACTGGGATGAAATCGAATCGTCCAGATAGCCGTGATTAACTGACTCCGTGTCACCCACCAGCCACTTGTCGTAACACCAGACCAGATTACGCGCCCGATACTCTGAGAACCCGTCAACGCCAGACGTTAGCGTAAACCAGACGGGTTGACCCAGCGCCGACGATGCTGCCGCGTCGTAAACGATGGTTCGATCAGGGAGGTGAATCCAGAGGTGTTGATGCCCATCGTCTGCCTTGGCTTCCATCTTCACGGTCGCCAGTTCAGCCTCGGTATAACCCTTGAGCAGCTGCTCAATCTCGCGTGTCGCGATCTTAACCGTACCCGAATTCGCACCCAAAAATACCGAAATAGTCTCGTTGCGGCCCGATCCAAGGAACGCAACAGCATCTAGGTAAACCGCGCAGGCAAATGTGCCAACGCAGCCCTTCATGATTTGAGCGCCTTCAATCCGCCGGAACGGGAAGAAATCGCCGCCCACGTTGTCGAACACCTCGATCGTGTTTCGGTTCAGCGCATAGACCTCATTGCGGACTTTCAGTAGAGCGACGACCGGATCTGGATCGGCTTCTGAAGATCCGTATTTCAGCGGGTTGACTTGCGTCGGATCGTTCAATTCGGTGACGATCAGAAATTCACCGTCTGTGGTCATGAAATAACCGTCGACCCAGACAAAATCTATCACTGTTCCCAGATCGGGATCAGTCACCTGCGTGAGCGTGGTTTCATCCCAGTAGAATAGCGAGCCTCCAGAGGCTATCGCCAGCCGATCAAACGAATAGTCGAACGTAACCAGCCCAGACCCGCCAACGTCGCCCAGCGTCGAAACTACGCCGCCCGAGGATATCTTAACCAGCAATGTTCCCATGACGCGGTAACACTCGCCGCGCCAGTTGATCCCGCCTCGGTCAATACCTGGTCCAGATCCGAACGTGACTAAACCGTCAGCCGGTCGCAGATACCCCGCCGAGATACCCGACACCGTAGGAACCGGGATCAGGTTGACGGGATATGATGTGCGAATGTCCGGACCGTTGTCGGTGTATATGCCGTTCAAGATCGGGATTTGCGTCACGGTTAGATACCGCCTTCGCCCGTCTGGATATACAGGGTGGTCGTCAGCGCCGAGATATGGGCCAACGTGTCGTCACCGTCGCCCTTGGAAACGACGATCTCGCTGCCGGCGCGGACTGGCATGTCAGCGGTGGTTGCCGTTTGAGCGCCAGCGCCGATCCGCACAAAGCAGACGTTCGCGCCGTTATTAACCAAACGAACCGACTTGGCCTGAGAGTCAAGCGAGACGGACGCGGACGCTGCGCCAGAAGATGCCGTAAGATTTTGGCCGCGACGTGGTTGAAATGCTGCTTTAATGGACATTTTGATTTCCTATCCGACTCGATACCAAACGTTGACAACATCGTCAAAGCGTAGGCGGAAAAATGCGTTTGCCGCAAGCGTGGTCGGTGCGCCTGTTACGGTCGCGCCATTGCCAGAAACGGTCAAGGTGGTGACGATCTGGGTGCAGACAACCAGCACCTCCTGCTTGTCAACACAGTTAGCCAGAGCGGGGAGAACAATGGCTCCGGTGGCGAAAGTCGCCGTTGGCGTCAAGATCAGCCAGATGCTATCAGATCCGTCTGTAATCTGAACGCTGAACGCTGTGGCCGATGGCGCTGCGTATTGCGTGATCTTGTCGTCAGATGCCGTGATGCCGTCTTGCATAAAGGTTTTGATCACCGCCATAGACGCCTTGCGAGCGTCACCGTTTGCGGCCTGATAAATCGGCACCTGATCGCTGGAAACGACATCATCAACAGCGGTTAGTTGGTTGATCGTTGGCATGGAAGAATCCTATTCGAAAACGATTTCGCCATCTTCGCCAGCCAACAATGGCAGGGTGGGAGGCGGGAAAAATGGGAAGTCAATGTTGTACGACCTTAGACCGGCACCCACCGGCAGCGTCTGCGGGAATTGCATTTCTGGCGGCATAGCAGCCCGCGACATTAACGTGTTGTAGGCTAGGCGAGCCGCTGCGCTGGTCTGTAAGGAAATCGCCTTACCGTAGCTTGGCGACAGTCTGAGAGCCAGATTTAGAATGATTGCCTCGTTCGCGGAATCGGGAACACCCGTTTCGGCGTCGATGTTCGAATTTTCAGGACTGGACGGGATAGGGTATCCCAGACGGATCCCGATAGCGTTCCAAGCAGCAATCATCGAATCCATGCGGCGCAGTGCGCTTTGCAGCTGCTCCGGGGATAGGTCGAAGACGTAATCAGCCAGGCCGATTTCCTCTAACGCCTGCTCGATGAATTGCCGCTTGGAGTAGCTCATTTACTTGGACTTCTTGGGTGGCTTCGACATTGGCATTTTCATGCCCATACCCTTAGCGGCCTTGGCAGGCTTACCCTTAGCTTTACCATAGTTCATCATTTGTCAGCCCTCAAGCAAGTTAAGCAGGCCAACATTTCTGCTGACCTGCTTGGTTGATTAACCGATTCGATATGCAACAAAGGTGTCAGCGGCAGTTTTCCGAAGACGGAAACGTGCAGACGCACCAGACGTTGCAGCAGTTGCAGCAGAACCCACAATGGTGACGCCTGTGTTGACCGTGATGGTCAAGGCAAACGCAGCCAAAGTGATAACGCTAAAGTCAAACGAATCACCAATCGCCCACTCGGTTGCCAAATCAAGGTTTGCACCTGTTGGAAGCTGAATGCTGCGAGTTGTGGTTGGGGTTGCCGTAACGATGCCCACCAGCACATTGGCTGCTGTGGCAATCATCGAAGCGCCGTCTGCAATGTCAGCAGGCGCACCCTGAGGTTGCCAGTTGCCATTGTTGCTGATGTCAGGAGCGACACCCACTGCGTAATAAGCGCCCGATGCACCAGCTTCGATAGTCACGCTGGCAGCATTGGTAAACGCGCCTGACACATAGGTGGTATTATTAACCGTGCTCAACAAAGTCCGTGAAACAGGATAATTGGGGAAACCAATTTCTTGAAACACAGAAGCTGGCGACTGGGATTGAACAGCGATTTTCTCGCCTGCTGGCACAGCAACAGTTGTATTACCTTGAGTAAAAATTACGTTGTAGCTCATGATTGCAATCTCCATTAAGAACAAAAGATCGGGGAGAGCCGAAGCCCTCCCCTGTTATTTTAGGTCTGCGAGAACAAGACGATGCCCGACATTTCAGGCTGCTTGTTTACAACACCGAACAAGGTATCAAGGCGATACTTGGTCTTCATGGTGTTGATATCATACTGCTTCTGCATGACTAGTTCGATGCCCTGATCAGTCGAAGCCCGCATGACAGCCGCGCCCGCGTCGGTAGGCACTGCGTAACGGCCTGGGAGGATTTCCAAGCTGTCCTTTTGCCAGAAGGGGTTGGCGTAGCCAGCAACGGTGTTCAAGAACACGATGGCAGACGTAGCCGACTTCGTACCGATGGTGCAGTTCTGGTACTCAGCCGAAGCGTCGTTCGCAACCTGGTTGGTGATCAGGGGAGGCGAAATCACCATTGTGGTAGAAGTCGCAACCGAGATAACGCGGAAGGTCTTGAGCTGGCCGGTGCTGGTTTTCGTGATCGCATGAACGTTGTTCAAGGTTGCGATGGTGAAGCAGTCGCCAGCCACAACGCCGGTGGTCGAGGAAACGGTGACGGTCTGGTAACGGTTGTCAACGTTCGCCACTTCGCCCGTCGAAGCGGTAGAGGTCGCCTTGGGGATGTAATAATTAACGGCAGCGTCGCGGGTATCAATTGTGATCGCACTACCAGCGGCAGCACCGATGCGGT